GTTATGAATAATTACAAATCGTTCAAAGAAATGGTAGATATTAACAAAATACAAAGAAAGGGGATGTTATGAATAATTACAAATCGTTCAAAGAAATGGTAGCATTTGCTATAGCAAATGCTAATGACCTAGGGGATGAACCACCAAATGAAGTAAAAAAAACATCAATGTATGAAAGAGAAGAGAGAGTATACGAACTATTGATTAAGGGTATGTCTACATCTCACATTGGATATAAGCTAAATATTACATATCCTACAGCACAAAAGTACAAAAAACTTATATATAAAAAGAATGGTGTATCCAACAATGAAGAGCTTTTGGAAGTGCATAACAAAAAGCACAACACCCCTCTGTTAGACAGATTCATGTCAAATGATAAATAAAACACTAGGGTTGTTTTATTTAAACAACAAATAAAGGATAAAAATGGGTAGTTCATGTAATACGATTATATGTACCGATAAATTGGTTGTAGATAAGAAAAAAGAGCGTATATTCTTTGGGGAGTATAGTGGGTTCCAGAGGTATGATAATCCAACGTATAGTTTTGCTGTCAATATGGAAGAGAAACAAAGAAATGCGTTTTGGAACCCAAAAGAAATTAACATGGGTGTAGATGCTACCAAGTTCTTTACGTTACCACCGTTTATACAAGAGGTGATGATTAGAATTTGGTTATTTCAGACCCTTATGGATTCCGCACAGAATAGTGGATTAGAGGAAGTGTTAGCGTCTCTTTGTACGAATCCAGAGTTTGAAGCTATGTTTAAGACACAAGGGTATTTTGAATTAATACATTCACTATCATATAGTCACATTTTAAGAGGTATATTTGCGGATGCAAGTGTTATATTTGATAGAATAGGCGATTATCCTGAAATTCAAAAACGAATTGATAAAGAAATTGTTTTATATAATAGAGTTAAGAATATAGATGAATTAGAAACACAAGAAGATAAGAACAAATTGGTTATTGAATTGTTAGTTAATATTTTGGCGTTAGAAGGAATCAAATTTAATGTATCTTTCTTAGTAACTTATATTATCAATAATAATTATAACAATAAGATTCAAGGTGCAACTAGAATCATTAAGCTTATCAATTTCGATGAGGACTTTCACACTAGTATGATTTCTGGTACTATACAAACTTTAAAGAAAAATCCTATCGAAGGTTTCTCTGATTTAATAAAGAGTGAATGGTTTACGGAAATAGTATATAGAGTTTTTGCTGGTGTATATGACGATGAGATGGAATTCGCTAGATATCTATCTTCATTTGGTGATATACCTACTTTGACAGAAGGTGTGTATAGTTCATTTCTAAAATACTATGTTGATAATAGATTAACTTCTATTGGTGTAGAAAAATTATTCAATCAATCAAAAACTGATGTTGTGCAATGGTTTGAAACATATAAAGATATTGATAAAGACAATACAGCACAACAAGAAGCAGAAGGTACTGCTTATAATATTGGTATACTAAAAAACGATATGGACGAAGGTACATTTGTTATATGTAACCCAAACGCATAATTAGAGGTCATTTCCTCTAATTATAAATATTTTACTAAACACGTGACACACAAAGGGAGTTAATGGAAGATAAGCCGAATATCAAACAAAAAAGATACAACAAAGTGACATTAGAAGCATTAAATGATGCGGTTGATAACAAAGAGAAAATTGATATATCTAATCAAGATGTCATGAAAGCTAACAATATTGTTATAATCAAGCGTAAAGGTCACAAAGAACCTTTTAATTCTAAGAAGTTAGATAAAGTAGTTGATTGGGCAACAGAAGGCTCTTTACCAATGAAAGAAGAACTTCTTAGGGATACAGAAATTAAACTACATAAAGAGATTAAAATCCAAGATATGTATCAACAATTGATTATAACTGCCGTGAACAAAATATCAATGTTACAACCACAATGGGAAATGGTAGCTGGTAAGCTTCAACTACTAAGTTATTACAAAGAAACATATAATATAAGTGACCATAACAAATACCCTAGTCTTATTGACGTAATTGAGCAAGGTGTAAAGAAAAAGATTTATAAAAAAGAGTTCATCGCTAAATTTAGTGAAGAAGATTTGATTGCTTTAGATAATGCTATTGTATCTGATAGAGATTTGTTGTTTAACTATAAAGGTCTAGTTTCATTTTTTGATAAGTATTGTCTTAATTATACAGAGACTAAGAAATTAGAATTGCCACAAATCTCTTATATGAGAGTTGCTATGGCTTTAATGATGGACGAGAAAACTAATAGAGTAGAATATATCATCAAAATGTATCATCAAATCTCTAAACACAACTATACAAACGCAACACCTATCATGCTAAATGCAATGACATTGGGTCATCAATTGAGTTCATGTGTTCTTAACACAGTAAATGATGATTCCCATAACATCTTAGATACAGGTAAGAATCTAGGTATTTACTCTAAGTTTAAAGGTGGTACGGCGTTAGATGTTACATCATTAAGAGCAAAAGGGTCTTATATCGAAGGAACACAAGGGTATTCTTCTGGTCCAGTGCCTTTTATGAAGTATTTTGAGTCTATAATGAAAGCTTGGAATCAAGGTGGAAAAAGGAACGGAGCTTTGGCGGTCTATTTTAGTTGGTGGCACTTAGATATTAATGATTTGCTTAGTCTAAAGTCTAATGGTGGAACGGAAGAAAATAGAGCACGTGGACTAAAATATGCAATCAAGCTAAACCAATTCTATATTGATGCGGTTACGAACGATTTGGACGTGTACTTGTTTGACCCAAAAGATGTACCAAATTTAATCGGTGTAGTAGGTGATGATTTCAACAAAGCTTACGATGAATATGTAAATAAAAGTTCTTTAAAGAAGAAAAAGATTAATGCTAGAGAGCTTGTGTTTAAATTGTTCAAAGAACGTACGGAAACAGGTAATATATACCTATACCATGACGAAAATGTTAATGATGCTACGCTTCTTAATAGATATATCGGTTCGAGTAATTTGTGTCTTAAAGGTGATACACAGGTTCAAACAAAAAAAGGGTTAAAAGATTTAAAAGATGTGAAAAAAGGTGATTATGTACTATCTCATAACACAACAAATGATATAGATGAATATAAAAAAGTTTTAGATTCCGCTCTTATGAATACGAATGCTACAGTTATGAAAATAACCGATTGTGACTCCGGTAATAGTATTGTATGTACAGGTAATCACAAAGTATGGACTACCAATCGTGGGTACGTGGAAGCTATGTATTTAGTAGAGTGTGATATAGTAAAAATACATACTTCTATGTAGTGATATGCTCCTTATAAATAAATATAAGGAGTATTTTTGTGAATTATATCAATATGTACGAGTCTCTCATATTATACTGTAAGACAACAAGTTTAGAACAAAAGCTTAAAAACCCACAACATGGTGTGAAAAATGGCAGATACTCCGGTATCACAGATGAAGAAATTGTAGATTATATGTTAGAACTTACCAACATAGAAAATATTATACCATCAATGAATAAATTGAGAGAATATGTATCACAAGAATACGATAGAAATATACCAAAAAGTTTTTCTAAGTTTAGGTTTCCGGACAAAACACCATATAAAATAGTTGAAGATATAACTGGTTTTGTTTACAATCCTTGGTACAAATCAAAACAACACCGAGAAAAATTATCAATAATGAATAAAAAAGGAAATATATGATTAATATACAAATGTTGGATAAAACAGAGATAGTTTATGATATAACAGTAGAGGACAATCACAATTTTTATGCTAATAATATATTAGTACACAACTGTACGGAGATAGTTTTGCCATCTCGTGCATCCGCAAATATTAATGAAGAACTTGTCACTAAAGAAGATAGTAAAAGTGAAATTATAAAACGATATGATGCCGGAGAGATAGCATTGTGCAACCTCTCTTCTATTAACTTAGAGAGATGGTACTATTTAAACGATGAAGAGAAGATAGAATTGGTTAGTACTTTAGTAAGAGGATTAGACAATACAATAGATATTGCCACTTATCCTGTAAAAGAAGGCAAACACTCTAATATAATGTATCGATATTTAGGTATAGGTGTGTTAAATTTTGTTAATTATTTAGCACTTAAACATATAGTAATAGATACACAAGAAGCATTAGAAGAAACTGATGCATTGTTTGATGAGTTAAGTTATATGGTAATCACATCATCCATGGAACTTGCAAAAGAGAAAGGTAGATTTCCTAAGTTTCATGAAACAGAATGGTCACAAGGGGTTTTACCAATCCATAAGGCTAATGAAAAAGCTATGGGATTGACTAAATACAAACCTAACATGGACAAGTGGGATGCTTTATCCAATGATATCATGAAATATGGTATTAGAAATGCTACGCTATTAGCTATAGCACCCACCGCATGCCAAACCAAATATTCAAAAATACAAACAAATGAAGGTACTTTGTCACTTGAAACGATAATGGAAAGCCGAGGTATCGACCATTCATCTATAGAGAACGAAGGTGCACAAGGATGGTTTGTATTCGATAATTGTTTATCGATACCTACTAGATTTGGAAACAAAGAAGTGTCTAGGATTTGGTATAATGGCAAACAACCAACGAAAAAAATAGAGTTTGAAGATGGTAATATGTACGAATTCACATTAAACCACAAATTATTAGTCAATGATGGGAATAGAGAATATTGGTGTCAAGTTGGTAACTTAAAAGAGGGAATGGACATTGTATCTTTGTAATACATGAAAAATAAAGGCAAAAAATGAAAATAAAAAAAATTGAAAATGGAAATACACAACACACATGGGACATAGAAGTACATGATGTGCATGAATATTTATTAGGTAATGGGTGTGTAAGCCATAACACTTCTGGGAAATCCATAAATGCGTTAGAATCTACAGAGCCAATTGTTGATTTTTTCTATAAGGAAGAGGGTACTATAAACATACCAACTGTAGTTCCTAATTTTAGACTAAACAATCAGTATTATAAGAAAGCGTTTGATTGTGACCAATATAAGTTATTAGAGAATGCGGCAATTAGACAAAAGTGGATTGACCAAGCACAATCTATAAATGTTTATGATAGATACCCCGATTCACTAAGGTCATTGGTTATGTTACATTGGTATGGGTTTTCTCTAGGCATCAAAACTTTTTATTACTTACAACAAATGAAATCAAGTGCGGATGAAGAAGTATGCGAGAGTTGTTCTTGATTTAAGCTAGATTTAAGTATCCTGATGTTAGTATTAGGATACTTAAAAACACAAAGGGTATGTTATGACGAGATTAGAGAATCTATGGGAATTTGTAGAGACCAACCTAGAAGAAGATTTTGGATATCTCCCTTGTAATTGTCCTATGGACAAAGAAGAAGACGTTGATAAATATATTAGCTTTATAAAAAAAGATTTCAAAACAACTTTTAATAGCGATAATATAAAAAAAGAAGAACATGAAGAATTTCATATGTTTTTAGAGGGTATTGATGACATTTAGTGAATATATAAACGAAGTTCTTTATAAGAACTTTATAAACCTAACAACTTTTAGATACAAAGACCATAAGTATACTATTAGAATAGACAAACACACTACTAAAATTAGAAAGTCCGAGAAAAAAGCTAGACATAGTGATATAAAGACTGATGAGTTAGAGTATATGTTTAAAAAACTTATAGATAGTAGTATAAACCTTGATAATTTTATTGAAGGTGATGATGACGATGATAAAAATAGAGTTTTGTTAGAATTGGACTATGGTTCTATAGAAACAAACTCTGTAGTAATATTTACTATAAAAAGTAGTATTATCAAAACCAATAAAATATTCCATATTGTAACTATGGCTATGAATGACAATAAACAGTTATCTAGTATTATGAAAAAACATACACCTAGAATCAGAATAGATATGAGACTATTCTAATAGGGGGTATATAAAATGGCAAAGAAAAAGAAGACAAAAATAAAGAAACGAAATCTTGATGTTATTATGCACATAAAAGGTGAGATTAATCTCTCTACAAGAAGCGAAAGCAATAAAAAAAATAAATACAATAGAAAAAACAAACATAAAGGGAAATCACATGAGTGATATCATTACAAAACAAGAGAAAAAACAATATCAACAAAGAGATTATGAGGTAGATACTAATGGCACAAATATCACACTAGCACTTGGTGTAGACACAATAAAGAAGTTACAAAAACTATCATTAGAAGCAGATTGTGGGGTAAGTGGTATTGTTGATGTGTTGTGTAATAACGAACTTACAAAAACAGAAGTAGATGATGTAGTTACTATCGAAGATGTAGAGTCTTACGTTCATTGAATACATCAAGAACGTAGTAAGAAAACTCCTAAGAAAAACTCATAAGAAAGAAACAATAACTACCTAGTGGGTTCTCTAGTGGGTTCTTCCCACTTAGCGATAGGTGGTATCTTCCCAAACTCTATCTTTAACATATGCAGTTTATAGCTCATAAACACGTATTCCTGCCACTTCTCATTAGACATGAGGGATATGTTGGATTCGCCATAGAAGTCGTCTATATGCCCTATTAGAAGCATTTGTGTATACATATTGTCTTTATAGTTCCTATCTATATCTTCTTTTATCTCTTCTAAATATTGTATACCATAAAGGATGCTAGAAACTATGAACGCGATATTAACCATGAATAATTTTAAATCTTTAACATTCTCTAAGAAACTTTCCATTACAATACCTTTTGTAAATATTTATAAGGAATCAAATTGACACTTACTACTATGCCATCATATAGCAAAATCAAAGATATACACTCACCTTATGATGATGGTAGACTAAAAGAAGATAGAACACACACCTTTGATTATATTAATCACGAGTGTGACTCTCTTCTAAAAATGTTTGATATAATGGCAACTAATTTTGTATTAAACAACCCATTAGAGTTAGAAGAACCTTTATACATGGTACGTAGACATACATATACTCTTAGAAATTACCAACCACTAAGAAAAGAGTATTTGATATTAGACCTTGATAAAATAACATCTAAAGAAGCATATACAGAAGTTATTAGGTATTTTGATGTGAATGATTACGCAATTGTATTGGGTGAATCAAGGTCTTATAATGGAAAGGATAATTTTAATCTTAAAGGTATACTAAAAGTAGACATTACTAATAACAAAGATTATATTGAAAAATTAGTAAAGGTATTACAATTAGACATTGGCGACAATGCGATAGTAGACTCTAGCATCATAGGAGTACCATCGTATCAAGCACCTATGAGAAAACATAAGGTAGTACATTATAATAATGGTAAAAATTCTTTTGATGATGTGTATTTAGACAGCATAAAAGGGATTGTATTAACATCAAACACAAAACCTACAGAAGATATAATTAACACAGAAGCTTTGCTGTCTACCGACTTGGTGGAGATATGTCTATTAACATTTTCTATAATGGGATATACACGTGGTGAACAAAGAGAAGAATGTGTTTCTTTTGGTCATTATTCAGAGGTTAATACACCAGATGGTTACTTTTGGTTTCAAGACAACCCATTTTTGATGTGCCATTTTAATCCAGAGAAGAATGTTAATATATACGATAAAATCAAACACGAAAAAGTGGTTAAAGAATACATTAAAGACAAAAACAAAGAAAAACAAAAAATTCTATTGACTAATAAGAAGAAAGAATACAAAAAAACACTTATAGTAGATGAAAGATATTTGTCCACATCAGATGATGTTAAAAAAATGATAAAATTATTCATAAAAAATGATTCGATATTAAAACTAAAATCCGCAATGGGTACAGGTAAAAGTAACATCATAGAGTCGATAATAGAAGAATCAAAAGATAACAAACTAAGAATACTTATAATTAGTTCTAGGATATCTGTAGCACAAGATTTTAGTAAAAAATTTGATATGTTTCTATATAACAACCCAGACCACAATTATATAAAGGGTGACAATATTGTTGTGCAGTTTGATTCACTATGGCAATATGATTTACGTTTTTTTGATTTAGTAATACTAGATGAATATGTTTCCCTTATGTTTCATCATAGAAGTACACTTAGTAGTTGTCAAAATATGAACATAAGCAAGTTTAAGAAAATATTAGATACAAAGAAGATAGTAGTGAGTGATGCGTTTCTTAGTGGGTATGAAGATGTTTTCTTTCCTAAAAAAGATATTTACTATATAGAGAACAAATACAAAGACGATAATAAGCTTTATTCATATGATTGTAAGAACTTTTTTATAGAGAGTATAGTAAATTCGTTAGAAACAAAACATAAAGATGAGAGTATCGCGTTATCGACCACAAGCGTGGCAATGATACCCGGTGTTACTAGGTTATTAACTAGTATGGGATTTAAAGTCACTGTTCTAAACTCAGACACCCCTTACATAACCAAACAACATATATATAAATTATTTGAAGAGAAACACGCACCGTGGGATATCATCATATATTCGCCTACATTGACCGTGGGAGTTAGTATACTCAATAATGTGAAAGCACACTTCCATTACGATTCTAGTGCAAGTGCTGACGTTGTAAGCTCATTACAAATGACTAAGCGAACAAGACATTGTGGAGAACTTCATTATTATATAAAACCAAAGACGGTTATGTTAGAAACTTCTATAGAAGAATTGAACAAAATTAGTATAGATAACATAAACACACATTACAAAGGTACAGACTCTAATTTTATGATTAGTATAGACACCTTTGGTAATTTTTACTTATCGGAGACTGGTGTTTATATTAATGAAATAGAAGTGTATAGAAACATTATTGAAACTAATCATAAAGATGCTTTTGATATTTTACTAGAGAATCAGTTCAAAACAACCAACATAAAAAAAATAGAGGTCAATTCTACAAAATATTCATTGGATGTAATAACAAGAAGTGAAAACGAAATTATCAAAAAAGACAAACTATCATTGATATCATCTTATTCAGGAGAAGAATGGTGTGATTATGATATTGACGATATAAAATCTAAGAGTACGAAATTGACCGATAGAGAAAGAGCGTTATTGTATATGGATAATATCAAAAGTGAAATTATAACTATAGATGAGAAAATAATCAAAGAGTTGTATATATTACAGATAGAGAGTAATGGTAATTTTTTAGATATAGTTAAAAAGGTACACTTTGTGTCTAGGTATACTAAAGCAAAAGTACAAGAAAAATTAAGCAATTTAGTTGTGTCTAATATGGATTTAGAAAAAAGAGAAGTAGACTTGAAATTTTACACTTATTTAAAAGATAACGATGTTAAGCTTAAACAATGGTTTAGTGAAAAAGAGATTAATTACGAGTTTAGAGCATTCATAAAAAAGATAGGGTATAAAAAAAGGAATAGCAGATTTGAGCTAGACAAAAATATTGAAAAGTATATGCCTTACATAATAAAATAGACGTTTATAAAACGTCTATTCCAAATGGTGCTGACCACTTTTCTTCTAAATCAATCTTTAATTGTTCTATTTTCCCTTCTGCTTCCGCTCTAATATCAGAATAATTGATACTAGCACCAGATACCAAATCAGCACTATATTTACCTACATTACTAGCCCATATCAAACGTACTTGTTCTGTAGCCATAGCTTTTACCCATTGGTGATTATAAATTAAATCTATATCACCGGGTTCGTACTCTAATGACGCGTGTATTAATATTTTATTCTCATGTGGCTCTTCTAACAATCTCAATATTTTACTATTGTAATTGAAATCATATGATATAGACTGACCAAACACACTCTCTAGCATACTCATTGATGCTAACATAGTAGTATAATTGGATATATCAAAATTTGATGTTTGCATAAACAAATCAGTAGAATTAGTTAGTACGTAATCTTTTGGTGCAATGTTTAATGCACCAAATGTAGATGTACCTTTTACAGCAAAGATTGCTTGTATGCTAGAATTCAACTGTAAATCTTTCTCTACACCATCATATTCTACCACAAACACTTTCTCATTCTCCCCATCATAAGCAAATGCAGAGAATTCTTGTATGGTATCATCTATAACATCTAATACGGCATCTTCACCGATTTCTACATCGATGACACCACCACCAGACAATTTGTTCATTATATAATCTACTAGTTTTTGGTTAGTGTCTATCTTTGCCATATTCTAATACCTTATTCCGCTGTTTTGTTACGTTTACTTGTTTTCTTTGTTTCTTTCTTGGACTCTTTCTTAGGAGCCTTCTTAACTTCCTTCTTCACCATGTCTTTTTCATCTTCTACTATTGACTCTTTTTCTTCTACAATAGGCGCGACAATAGGTGCTACTACACTTTTTACCGTTTCTTCTTTTATTTTTATCTCTACAAAATAACTAGGAGACATTGCTATAACTTCCGCAAAAAAAGGATTGTTGTCATTAACTATAGCACCATTCTCTAATACTATGTTCTGTCCTCTATACCCTATTGTAACTTCGTCTTTGTTTAGTTTTACTTTAAATTGTTTCAATTTAATTTCCTTTGGTTTTATTTTTATTTATATCTTTTTCTTCTTTATGTGATTTGTCTTCTTCATCTATAACAACTTTTACATTAGAACTATCATCTAATAACAACTCACCCAACAATTCTTCTTTAGGTTTTACTCTCTCGTCTATCAATACCATATCCATGATTAAATAACCTTTTACTTTTACTTTTACTTTTATTTATAAATACAATAAAAAGGAATATGTATGGACATTTTCGAGAGTGTATCTAAAAGTTTTTTGCAAGTAGACAATAAAGGTACAAAAAACCCTTCCAATGTAACTAGCGATGATAACGTAGATAGCACATTATATGACCCGTACTCTTATGTAAATATTGGTTTTTTTGATGATGAAGACAATAGACACTCTTATAATGGTTCCGTATCAGAAAAGAGTAAAGCATTACATGAACAAAACATTAGGATTGAAAAATATAGAAAGATTGAAGAGGTACCAGAAGTAAACAATGCTATTGATGAAATTGTCGATGAGATGGTATTTAATCCTAACAATGAAGAGAGTGTTATAACTGTATCTTTTACTGATGATAATAATATATCAGATAAATTAAAAGAGTCTATATTAGAAACACAAAAAGATATAGATTATAAGTTACAAACAAATAGACATATATACGGAATGGTCCGAAGTTTCTATATAGATGGACAATTAAATATAGCTTTTACTTATGATAACGCGAATATAGACAAAGGTATACAAAAAATCCAAGTGGTGTCACCATTGATGTTTTACTTTGATAAAACTAACAACAAATGGAAATATGAAAATAAAAAGATTAATAATTGGAACCTAGTAGGCAAAGGAGACGATGCTCAGGAATACGACATAGAAGAAATAGTACACATTGATAGTGGTATATACAAAGAAAATAACATACTAAGCAATCTTGATTCTAGTATAAAATATGCGAATATGCTTAGGACTATGGAAGACATGCTAATACCTATGCGTTATTCACGTAGTGTATCTCGTAGAGTTTTTAATGTTGATGTTGCGGGGTTGCCTAATAGTAAAAGTAAACAAGTACTATCAGAGATACAAAATAAATTCAAATACAAAAAATCGTATAACGTAGAAGAAGGTACTATAAAAAACCAACAACACATTGCTTCTATCGTAGAAGATTATTGGTTTGCTAATAGAAATGGTGCTAAAGGTACTACGGTAGATACCATTGATGAGACTAATAATCTTGGTGAAATCACAGATATCCTATATCTACAAAGAAAGCTATATAAAACTTTAAATGTACCAGCATCAAGATTACAAGATGAAAATGGTGAAACAGGTTCATTTGATTTTACTGATACCAATACAACAAGAGATGAAATTCGTTTTTTCGCCTTTATTTCACGTCTTGCTTCACAGTATCTACCACTACATGAAGAAATACTAAAAAGAGAGTTAATAGCTAAAGGTGTTATGTCTATAGAAGATTATGATGAAACAAAAAAACATTTTAGTATAAATTTCAGAAATAAAAACATTTTTTACGAAAACATGACAAAAAGCCAATTTAATGACCAACTAGAAGCATATAGGGGTATAGAAGAGCTGATAGGTAAACACTTTAGTATGGAATATGTACGTAAAAACATCTTAAACATGGATGATGGAATGATTAAACTTATGAAAGAACAAATCGCAGAAGAGATAAAAAATGGTGAAATTACCAATCTTGATGATGATGAATTTTAGTCATTTATTAAGTATATAAATAAAATAAAACACGAAAGGTTAATAATGAGTATAAAAGATTCTTTAACAAATGCTAAAGATTCTGATTTTGCTGAATTTTCTAAAAACATTAGAAATGTCGTTCAACAAAAAATTGCTGATGATTCGCGTATCAAGTCACGTAAAAGTGACGAAGAATACTACAACAACATCATTGATAAATTTGCTGATATCGAAAACATTAAAAATGACAAAGATGATGATGCAAAAAATCATGACAACGAGGATTAAATATGAAAATTATTTTAGAAAACTCAGAGAGTAGATTAGATGCTGATATCGTTGAAGACGTTAATGAAGCAAATGGTGTAAGAACTAAAAATTATTACATCGAAGGTGTCTTCTCTACTATAGGTGAAAAAAATAGAAATGGTCGAGTATATAGCAAAGCTATATGGGAAAGCCAAGTATATGATTTTCAAAAGAATTTTGATGATAGGACTTCTTATAATCTTTTAGGTGAATATCAACATCCACCAAGAGCGGAGGTTGACCCTATGTTAGGGGTTATCAAAATTGAAAAGTTATGGATTGATGAAAACTACGTAAAAGGTAGGGCTAAAATTCTTAATAATAATTCTGAAAAGACTAATCAATTAAAAGCTTTAATTGACGAAGGTTTTCAAATAGGTGTTAGTTCACGCGGTGTTGGTAAAGTTGGGGTAAGCGGCGTCATAGAGAACTTTAAATTAGTTACTTATGATGTAGTAGACAAACCAAGTGATTACAACGCAATGATGAATGGTGTAACAGAAGGTGTTCTCATTAATGAGGGTATTGTACAAGATAAAGACTTTAAAATAGGTGTAAATGGCGAACTCGTAGAAATACAAATTTGTGATGAAGAAACTTGTTATATGAATACTTTAACAGAAGATGAATTAAAAAAAGCCCAAAAAGCTATTTTAGATTCTTTTGATGGTATGTTTAAAACCCTATAATTTAAACAATATAAATAAAATAAAGAACAAAGGAGAAACACTAAATGAAAGAAATCTTAGAAAATATTGATTCTGAAATCTTTACAGACGAAATGAAATCACAAGTACAAGAATCTTTTGATAACGCGGTAGAAATCCAAGTTGCTGAAAAACTTGTTGCTATTGTTGAAGAAAAGTCAAAAGAATTCGAAGAAATTGTGAAAAAAGACCAAGTAGAATTTCAGGCAAATATTCAAGAGTCTATGATTGAAGAAAAAGCTAAAGAATTAGTAGAAGCTCAATCAGCAGAATACCTAGAATTGATGGAAAAAGAATTGGCAGAAAGTGCAGAGCAACTAGAGAGTAAAGTAGGTGAATACCTAGAATTACTTAAAGATGCTATTGTTGAAGAAAACTTAGTAAGTATGGATAAAAACATCAATTCGTTAAAATCTGACGCTTTAATTGAAGGTTTTGACGCAATGTTAGTTGTTGCTGGGACTGGTATCGCAGGAATTCAAAATGCGATAGAAGAACAAAAATCTATTGACGAAAGTGCAGACAAATCAGAAATTGAAAGTCTTAAAGCACAAGTAAATGAACTTGCCGAAAAGAACATAGAAGAAAGTAAAAAAGTTTCTAAACTCTTAAAACAAGGAATCATCGTTGAAGCTTGTGAATCACTTACTATTGCCCAATCAGAAAAATTCAAAAAACTAATTGCTGTTGTTGAATTTGATGTTACGGCAACTGATAAATTCATATCATCTATGGAAGTTATCAAAGAAAGTATCGCTGTTGTTGAAGCTCCAAAAGCTGAAATTAAAGAAGAAATCAAAGAAAGTGTTGTTGTTCTTAACGAAAGAAAAGAAGAAAAAACATTTGATTATTCACACCTGGTTTAATTATAAAAATTAAACCACTTTTTAAACTATATAAATAAAATAAAACATAATAGGAGAACATAACATATGTTATTAACTGAAAAACACGAAAAACTTTTAGAGTCTGAAAAGTACGCTAAAATCAACGAAGCTGATTTAGGTACAACCGCGCTTGTACTAGAAAATCAAGAACAAGAAATGGTTCGTCTTACGAATGAAGGTACGCTTGTAGGTGATGTACAAGATTTTGTACCAGTTTTTATGCCACTTGCACGTAGAGTTTACCCTAACCTTATCGCTAATGATTTAGTAGGTATTCAGCCAATGAAATCACCAACAGGTTATATTTACTCAATGAGTAATCGTTATACAGGTTCAGGTACTAATTCAATTTCTCCTACTACTAAAGGTCAAATTCTTGAAGTTGCTTCAACTACTTTAAATGTTGCTGATACTGATACTTGTGGTGCTAATAAAGCATTTAAAGTAATATACAAAGAAACTTATGCAAGTGGAATGGGTTCTACTAAAGTACGTGTACTTATTGAACTTACTGATGCAAGCCCTGCTAATATCGTTGCTGGTGATACTATCACAGGTACTGCAGAAAGTATTCTTGGTGCATTCTCTAATGAAGCACAATTTAACAAAATCCTTAAAAACTATAGTGGTAGTTATGCTACAGGTACTGCAGAAGGTATGGGTTATGATGTCAATGAAATGGGATTTGAAATCAAACGTAAACAAATTGAAGCTGAATCACGTAAACTTAAAGGCGAATACTCACTAGAAATGTATCAAGACCTTAAAGCGGTTCATGGTAAACGTGCAGATGAAGAAATTATGAGCCTTATGGGTTACGAACTTCAAACTGAAATTGACCGTGAAATTATTGACTTTGTTAATGAATCCGCAACACAAGTAGCTGATTTTAACATGGGTGGATATGGTTCAACTGTTGGAACTAACTCTAATGAAGCTGCAGGAACTCCTACATCTTTAACTGGTGAAGTAGCTATGGCTAGATGGGAAATTGAAAAATACCGTGTCGCTGGTATTAAACTTGCTGCAGAATCACGTGAAATCGCAAGATTAACTCGTAGAGGACCAGCTAACCGTATTGTTGTTAGCCCTGCTGTTGCAACTATGCTTGAACAACTTGATGGTTACAAAGATGCTTCTATTAGCTCTGATGTTAATCCTAATAGTATTAATACTTCTAACATTGGTACTTTTGCTGGTAAGAAAGTGATTATGGATAACTTTGCAGAATATGATTATGCAACTTTGTTATATAAGGGAAATGACCGTAGAGATGCGATTGGTTATTATGCTCCGTATGTACCTGCTAGTTTCCAACGTATTACACACGAAGCAAGTGGTCAACCGGGAATTATTTTATCAACTCGTGCTGGTAAAACAACTAACCCAATCAACCCTGAAAGCTATGGTAGACACATGGCAATCGATTTTGGTGCTTCTGCTACTAAAACACTTCTAGGAGCTATGTAACCCATAGTTTCTACTCTTAACTAAGAGGGAATTTCCCTCTTAGTTTTCTTTTATACAACCCCTTTTTATCAACCCTTTACAAAATAATAATATTATGATATACTAATATTATGATTAGAATATACAAACACAAAACAGACCTTATTGATTACAAAAAATACCAAACTAACAATGCGTATAAAAAGAGGACAAGAAATAAGTTATATTTCTATTATTTTCTTAAAGAATACAATTTGGATACTGCATTAATATACATGTTTAATAAAATGCCATCTAAAGCTTATACCATGTATAAGTATTTCTTTGAAAATGGTGAGTACAATAATAAGGATGAGCTGTTTTCATATTATTTAAAAATAACAAACAAGATATGTAAAGTATGTGGTACACCGTCTATTAAAGAAATATGTACTAATGTTTGTAAAATTGAATATATTAACAATAACAAATTGGAAGATGTTATTGATATATTAGCACCAAGTAATAAAATAGATAGTAACATTATAAAATATGTTGTTTATACCGTGGAAGATGTTTATCTACATAACAATAATAAAGGTATATGCGATATATGTGGGGATAATACAAATTTCATATCAATGATTAAAGGGTATAGTGATATATGCTCGTCTATCAAATGTAAAAATAAGAAAGTAAAGAACACTAGCTTAAAGAAATATGGCGTAGAAAATGTCATGAAATTGGAAGAATACAAAGACAAAATCAAAAAAACCACATTAGAAAAGTATGGTGTTAGTAATTATAATAAGACCGATGAATGTAAGGACAAAACCAAACAAACAAATATAGAAAAGTATGGTGTAGAACACTATATGAGCACAGATGACTTTAAAGAAAAATCAAAAAAAACCAATTTTGAAAAGTATGGTGTAGAACACTATATGAGCACAGATGACTTTAAAGAAAAATCAAAAAAAACCAATTTTGAAAAGTATGGTGTAGAACACTATATGAGCACAGATGACTTTAAAGAAAAATCAAAGAAAACCAATTTTGAAAAGTATGGTGTAGAACACTATAACAATGGTGATAAAGCCAAACAAACAAATATAGAAAAGTATGGTGTAGAAAATGTCATGGAGCTACAAGAATACAAAGACAAAATCAAAGACACAAAGATGGAAAGATATGGGGATGAGCACTATAGTAATATTGACAAAAGCAAGACTACAAAATTAGAAAAGTATGGGAATGAGTTTTATAACAATGGTGATAAAGCTAAAGAAACAAATATAGAAAAGTATGGTGTATATTATACACAAACAGATGAGTTCTCGTATAAGAGTAAGACTACAAAGATGGAAAGATATGGGGATGAGCACTATAGTAATATTGACAAAAGCAAGACTACAAAATTAGAAAAGTATGGGAATGAGTTTTATAACAACGGGGATAAAGCTAAAGAAACAAATATAGAAAAGTATGGTGTAGAAAATGTCATGAAATTGGAAGAATACAAAGACAAAGCTAAACTGACTAATATGGAAAGATATGGTGAGAATTATTATACACAAACCGATGAATATAAAGATAAGACAAAAAAAACCACATTAGAAAGATATGGTGTAGAAAATGTGTCCAAGAAACACCTTATGAATATGGAGTCTTTCACTACTAATTACATAAAAGCAAACTTTATAGACAAAGACAATAAGCTTTTACTAGAAGATGCTATGGAATTTTACAATTGTTCAAATTCTACTATATATCAATATTTGGCGAAGAACAACATAGACTATAATAGAGGTAACTACGCGGAAAAAGAGTTATTGTCTCTTGTTGACGATTCAATACATAATGATAGAAAACTTATAAAACCATATGAGATTGATGTATTGTCACACGTTGGTAATTTTGGAATAGAGTATAACGGTATATTATGGCATAGTTACGGTAAGACTTTCCCTTCAAATTACGAAGAGGAAAACCCTAATAATCATTTGGACAAAACAAATCTAGTAGAGGGAAAAGGTTATCAGTTATTCCATATATTTGAAAATGAATGGATTACAAAACAACAAATTTGGAAAAGTGTACTTAATTCTAAAATGAATAAGACAACTAGAATCTATGGTAGAAAAACAACTATTAAAGAAGTAGATAACAAAACAAAGAAAAAGTTCCTAGATAATAAC